GTCGGACCGACGCAGGAAGTCGCCGACACGGCGTTCCAGCAGGCGTCCGGCATGATCGACGCCGACCCGGAAGGCTACCTTCAGAAGCGGTTCAAGGCCAAGGATCACAACAAAACGATCGTCGACCTGGTCAACCACTCGGTGCTCAAGATCAAGACCTTCGACATGAAGGTGATGACCGGTTCCAAGCCGGTCGGCGTGCTGCTCGACGAGGTGCATCTGATGTCGTCCATGTCGGGCGCCTCCCGCGTCGTCGGCCAGATCCGAGGCGGCATCATCACGCGCCCCGAAGGCTTCCTAATTATGATCACCACGCAGTCGGACGAGCCGCCGGCCGGCGTGTTCAAGGCCGAACTGAACCATGCCCGCAACGTCCGCGATGGCAAGATCAGGGGGGAAGCGGCGCAGATCCTGCCTGTGCTTTACGAGTTCCCCGAGGCGGTCCAGCGCGACCGGAACAAGCCGTGGCTCAATCCGGATCTGTGGCACATGGTGACACCGAACCTCGGGAGGTCGGTGACGCTCGACGTTCTGAAGACCGACTGCGCCATCTCCAAAGAGAAGGGCGAGGAAGAGTTGCGGCGCTGGGCTTCGCAGCATCTGAACATCGAGATCGGTATCGCCCTTCGGGCCGACCGTTGGGCCGGTGCCGACTTCTGGGAACAGAAAGCGCGGCCGATGACACTCGACGAGTTGGTGTTGCGCTCGTCAGTGCTGACGGTCGGCATCGACGGCGGTGGCCTCGACGACTTGCTATCGGCCTCGGTGGTTGGCCGCGACAAGCTCGACCCGCGTATCTGGTACGCCTGGGGGCATTCGTGGGCGCACACGTCGGTGCTGGAACGGCGCAAGAGCGAGGCGGAGAAGTTCCGCGACTTCGATGCGGCTGGCGAGCTGACCATCGTTGAAGAACTTGGACGTGATGTCGACGAACTGGTCGACCTGATTTCCGGGCTCGACCGGACCGGCAAACTCACCATGGTCGGCCTCGATCCGGCCGGCGTCGGCGCGATCGTCGATGCCCTCGCCGAGAAGGAAATCACCACGTCGGCCGAAACGGACTCCTCGGGAGAACCCCGCGTCGTCGGTGTCAGTCAGGGCTATCAGCTTCAGGGCGCCGTCAAGACGACTGAGCGGAAGCTCGCCGACGGCACGCTGTCCCCAGCCGAACAAGCGTTGATGGCCTATGCGGTCGGCAACGCCAAGACCGAGGTGCGCGGTAACGCTCTGATCGTCACCAAGCAGGCGGCCGGTACGGCGAAGATTGACCCGCTGATGGCGCTGTTCGACGCCGTCGCGCTGATGTCGAAGAACCCGCAGGCGGCCGGCGGCAGCCTCGACGACTACCTCAACTCCCTGGCGGCCTGACATGAACCTTTTGCGCAAGACCATGACGCTGCTCGGAAGGGCGGCGGGCCGGCCGCTGTCTCTGGAAGACCCCGAGCACTGGCGCAACCGGGGCGCGGACGGCTATGCCGGCGAGCCGGTCAACGAGTCGAGCGTGCTGGCGATCTCGGCGGCCTTTGCCTGCGTCAATCTCGTGGCCGGCACCATCGCCTCGCTGCCGCTGATGGTCTACCGGCCGGCCGGCGGCGGCCGGGATGTGGCCGGCGACCACCCGCTCTATCGACTGATCCATGACAGTCCGAACTATGACCAGACGGCGCTCGAATTCTGGGAGTTCGCCTGCGCGGCGATTGAGCTGCGCGGCAACTTCCATGCGCTGATCGAGCGAAGCGGTGCCAAGATCATCGCGTTGACGCCGATCTATGCGCAAGTGGTGCCGCGCCGCGAACGGGATGGCTCGATCTGGTACCGCTGGAGCGAAGACGGCCGCAGCTACAACATGAGCGACCGCGACGTCTTCCATGTGCGCGGCTTCGGCGGAACACCGCTCGGCGGTCTCTCAACGCTGTCGGTCGGCCGCAACGCCTTCAGCCTGGCAACGGCGATTGACCGGGCGGCGGGCACGACCTTCCGAAACGGCATGCGCCCGTCTGGCGTGATCGCCTTCGATAAGTTCCTGACCAAGGAACAGCGGGAGATTGCCGAGACACGGCTCACCGAGAAGTACGTCGGCGCCATGAACGCCGGCCGGCCGATGATCCTCGAAGGCGGTTGGAAATGGGCTTCGCTGTCGATCAGTCCGGATGATGCTCAGATGCTGGAATCGCGCGGCTTCTCGGTGGAAGAGGTTTGCCGCTTCTTCGGCGTGCCTCCGCACATGATCGGCCACACCTCGAAATCGACGAGCTGGGGCACTGGCCTTGAGCAACAGTCGATCGGCTTCCAGCGCTATGCGCTGCGCCGCCGCCTCAGGCGGATCGAGCAGGCGATCGGCAAGCAGCTATTGACGCAGGAAGACCGCACACGCGGCATCGTCGCTGAGTTCAACCTGGAAGGCCTGCTCCGCGGTGACAGCGCGGCGCGGTCCAACTTCTACGCCTCGGCCCTCAACAACGGCTGGATGACGATCAACGAGGTGCGCGCCCTCGAAAACCTGCCGCCGGTACCGGGCGGCGACGTGCCACGCATGCAGATGCAGAACGTGCCGATCACCGACGCCGGAAAGCAGTTGCCCGCCCCTTCGGAGAAGACGCCATGAAGACCGCCACCACTGAGTTCGAGACGAAGTCGAGTGCCGTCCCCTTGGAACTCAAGGCGGTCGGCGATGATGGCGTGATCGAGGGGTATGGCTCTGTATTCGGCGCCGTCGACAGCTACGGCGAAGTGGTGCAGCCCGGCGCCTTCGTCGATTCCCTGGTCGAAGCGCGCCGCAAGGGCCGCAAGATCAAGATGCTCTATCAGCATGATCCGCGCCGGCCTATCGGCTTGTGGGAAGACCTCGCCGAGGATTCCAAGGGGCTCTACGCCAAGGGCCGTGTCCTGAAGGACAGCATCCCTGACGCGGCGACGGCCTATGCACTCGCCAAAGAGGGTGTGCTCGACGGCCTGTCGATCGGCTATCGGACGATTGAGGCGGCGCCGCACCCTGACAAGCAGAATGTGCTGATGCTGAAGAAACTCGACTTGTTCGAGATCAGCATCGTGACCTTCCAGGCCTGCGAGCCGGCGAAGATCCAATCGGTGAAGGCGGCGGCGCTGCCGCTGATTGAGAAGCTGATGGCCGGGGACCGGCTGTCATTGCGCGAGTGGGAAGGCCTTCTGAAGGCTGAGCCTTTCGGCCTTTCCAATTCACAGGCTGAGCGCGCCGTGCGCGTCAACCTGAAGCGCGGTCAGGGGGAGCCTGACACCACGGCGCTGGCGTTCCTGGAAGCCCTCCGGACGCGCTGATCCCTCAGGAGAAAATCACATGCATGCCCTCACCAAGGCTGCCGGCGTTGCCGGCGGCATCGCTACACTCATGGCGTTTTCGACCGCGCTTCGTGGTCCGCGCATCGCCCTTGCCCCTGATGACGGCACCGGTACCGGCACCAAATCGGTCGCCGACCTCGCCGCCGAGATCAAGGCCGACCACCAGAAGGCCTTCGACAAGGTGAAGGAGATAGCCGAGAAGGCACTTGCTGACGCCAAGAGTGCTGGCGGCGTGGCAACCCAGACCAAGGAAGCGGCTGACGAAGCGCTGGTCAAAATGAATGGCCTTGCCGAGCAGCTTTCCACGCTGGAACAGAAGCTCGCTCGCGCCCCTGGTGATGGTGACGACAAGCAGAGTTCGCTCGGCGAGCAGTTTGTCGAGAGCGAAGAATTCAAGTCGTACGCTGGGTCCAATCCGCGTTCCGGCAAGGCCTCGATGCGGATCAAGGCGGATATCTCGACTTCGACCGCCAACGCGGCTGGCTCGATCGGCGCCGCCATCGCGCCTAACCGTTTGCCGGGCATTCAAGAGTTGCCACGCCGTCGCCTCACGATCAGAGGTTTGTTCTCGCCGGGCCAGACGGATAGTCCGCTCGTCGAATATGTCCAGGAGGTGGGTTTCAACAACAATGCTGCCGCGGTGGCAGAAGGGGCGGCGAAACCGAAGTCTGACGTTCAGCTCGTCGACAAGCAGACCACGACCAAGGTCATCGCCCACTTCATGAAGGTGTCCAAACAGTCGCTTTCCGATGTGTCGCAGTTGCGCTCCTACATCGACACGCGGCTTCTCTACGGTCTCGGCCTCAGCGAAGAGCAGCAGCTCCTCAACGGTGATGGTGTCGGCCAAAATCTCCTTGGCCTCATCCCGCAGTCGACGGTGTTTGTGGCGCCGATCGAAATTGCCGGCGCCACGTCGATCGACATCATGCGGCTCGCCATGCTGCAGGCGGTGATCGCCGAATATCCCGCGACCGGCCACGTCATGAACCCGATCGATTGGGCGTGGATCGAGACCCTGAAGGATGGTCAGGGCCGCTACATCATCGGCAACCCTCAGGGCACGGTGACGCCGACGCTCTGGGGATTGCCGGTGGTAACCACGCAGGCGATTGCTGTCGACAAGTTCCTGACCGGCGCTTTCGAGATGGGCGCGCAGGTGTTCGATCAGTGGGCGGCGGCGGTCGAGGCCGGCTTCGAGAATGACGACTTCACCAAGAACAAGATCACGATCCGCGCCGAGGAGCGCCTGGCGCTCGCCGTCTACCGGCCCGAGGCTTTCATCTACGGCGACTTTGGCCGCGCCGCCTGACCCATCATCGACCGAGGGGCTTCGGCCTCTCGGTCAACCTTCTGGGGGACATCATGACCGATCAGCGCCCGACCAAACCAAGCCCGGAAACCCTGCCGACCCGGCTTCGCCCGCATGAGGGCAAGGCGGCGCAGGATCTGCGCAACAAGGCCCTGCCGCCGCTCGACAACCGCGCCGCTGGCGTGAAGGACAGCAAATGAACCGCCCGATCGCTCGATTTGCGCCGGAGCGGCTGAAGCCATTGCCGGCGCTGCCGGTAACCCTGGCAGAAGCCAAGGCCTATTGCCGGAGCGAGGACGCGGACGATGCGATTGTCGAAGGGCTGATCAGCTCGGCCGTGGAAACGCTCGACGGTCCTTCCGGTAAGCTCGGCCGCTGCCTGATGCCGCAGACATGGCGGCAGCCGTTCGCTGGGTTTCGCGATCGGCTACCCCTGCCGGTGCCGGCGATCGAGGTTTCCGAGGTCGCCTATCTCGACAGTGACGGGGCGATGCAGACCATTGACCCGGCTCGCTACCAGTTGGTGGACGCCGCCGGGCTTCCCTATGTCGCCCGCGCCAAGGGCTACGCTTGGCCGGCGACCGTTGAAGGCGATCGTGCCTCGGTGTTCGTGACCTTCATGGCGGGCTACGAGACGTTTCCGAATCCGATCAAGCAGGCGATCTTGCTCGACGTGCGCCGCACCTATGGCGCCCTCAAAGCCGACGCCGATCTCAAGAAAGAGGTTGTGGAAGGCGTAGGCTCGCAGGAAAGGGATGTCTCCGGCTCGCTCGATGGCAAGATCGCCGACATCATCTCGCGCATGCTGGCGCCCTATTCGCGGCTTGGCTTGCTATGACACCCTCCGCTGCTCGCGCAATGTACCGCCGCCAAATGGCTTCCGGTGAGACGGTCTCGCTGGTGCGGGGCTTCGGATCGGCTACCCCTCGACGGGTCGACGGCCTGCCGGCCCGGATGCTCAAGGCCGGCGAACTGCTCGTTGCCGGCTTGATGCAGGGAGAGCGGGTGCTTTTGCTGCTCGCCGAGGACGTCGCGGCGTCAGACCTGGTTGCCCCTGTAATCAACGACCGGGTGCTGTGGAACGGCAAGGCTCTCGCCGTGAAGTTTGTCGACGACGCCAAGCGGCGCGTTGCCGGCGAGCTGATCGCCTATGAGCTGTATCTGGCCGGCGCCTGATGGTCCGAGGCCGTATCGACGCGCTCGACCGGGACGTGTCGCTGATCATCGACGAGGAGCTGTCGCCGGCAGCGCAGTCGCGGCAGGTGGCGGCCATGGCCCGGCAGCTCCGCGACGAGGCGGCGGCAACGAACCGCGCCCTGACGGGGCAGGAGCCGACATGGACGACCTCTGTCGACGGGAGGGCCGGCGCGACCGAGGAGACCGTGAAGGTTCCGGGGCGCATCGACTATGAATTCGACGCCGGCTCGGATGTCGTCTCCTACGTCGTCGGGCTGATCGTCAAGACCGCGCCGAAACGCAGCGGGCGCTATGCGAAGTCGGTGGCGATCTATGCCGATGGCGTCGAGGTGGAAACGCCTGGTGCCGCTTCCGACGCCGAGGAAATCATCGTCGTGTCGACGGTGGCCTATGCCCGCAAGATCGAGAGCGGCCGGAAGGGATACGCGCCCGGCGGCGTCTTCGAGGGTGTCGCCGCCATGGCGATGAGCCGGTACGGCAACATGGCCTCGATCAAGTTCACCTTCGCCGCTCCGCTCGGCGGCGGCACGCATCTTGAGGCCTGGGCGTCGAAGACCAAGCAAACGCGCACGCGGTTCCACGGCGGCGGCAAGGCGGAAGCCAGCCGCAACGGCTGGAACCGGCGCAACCCCGCAATTCTGATCCGGATGAGGTGAAGCATGGCGTCCGCGCCGGTGATGGTTGCCGTGAGGGAACGCCTCTCGGCAAGCTGGTCTCATACGCCTATCCGCCTGCCGAATGATGGCACCGGCACCCCTCCTGCCGATGGTTCGGCGATCCTCGATCTTGAGTTTCCAGTGGGTGACGAGGAGCAAGCCTCGATCGGCTCACCGGGTGCCGACATCTGGCGTGAGACCGGCGCCGCCCGTTTCATCCTGTGGCTTCCGGTTGGTGCCGGTACCGATGGTTGGGATGATCGCCTCGACGATCTCCGGCGGGCCTTTCGCGGCAAGGTGCTCGGCGAGATCCGTATGCAACAGGCGACCCCGCCCATTCCCTTCGGCCCGGATGACTCCGGTGCCTTCGCCCTCTTCAGCTTCTCGGTTGCCTACGAGTTTGACCTCGTCGGCTGATACAGAAAGGACAGACTATGGCCTTTGCAGACGGCAGCGCGCTTCGCTTCGCCTACGCGGCGGAATCGAGCTTCGGCGTGCTCGCGGCGGCGCCCGCATTCAAACTCCTCCGGATCGCCAGCTCCGGCCTCAAGACGGTCAAATCGACCGTGGAGTCCGACGAGATCCGCGCCGATGGCAACATCACCGACCTGATGCTCGGCGGTTATGACGTCTCCGGCGATATCGGCGGCGAACTCTCCTATGGCGCCTGGGACGACATCTTCGCCGTCGCCCTCAAGAACGACTGGACCGGCGATGCCCTGACAAACGCCATGCTGACCAAGTCGCTCACCTTCGAGGAGATGTTGGAAGCGGGCGAAGCCGATCTCTTCAGTCGCTTCAATGGCTGCATGGTCAACAAGCTGTCGTTCTCGCTCCAGCCCAAGAAGCCGATCACCATGACGGCTTCGGTCATGGGGCGGTCGGAGGTGACCGGCTCGGTGGAGATCGCGGACAGCACCTATGCGCCGGCGCCGACCAAGAGCGTCCAGGCCGCGCCTCGTGGTGTTGCCTCGCTCACTGTGGCCGGCAGCACCTTCCGCGTTCGCAGCATGACACTCGACATCAACAACAACCTGAGAACGCGCGAGGCGATCGACGATCTCTATTCGGCAGAGTTCGGCAAGGGCTCGGTCCAGGTCACCGGCTCGATCGAGGCGTATTTTGACAGCAATGAGGTCTACCAGCGTGCCCTCGATCACGAGAGTGCGGCGATCACCGCCGTGCTCGGCCGCGTCGCTGGTGAGAAATATAAGATCGAACTGCCCAAGGCGGTCCTCGGCGACGTCTCCAAGGGCGATCGGCGCAAGAACACCGACGTCATGATGACCTTGCCGTTCCAGGCCGTGCTTGACCCGGCCTCCGGCTGCTCGATCAAGATGACCCGCGCCGTCCTCTGATCGGACGCCAACACCTTCCTCCTCCTAACATCACAGGATCTCCAATGAAGCTCTCCGCTCTCAAACGCGACCATCGCCTTGGCCTCGGCGCCTGGGTCAACGACGTTCCGGACATGCCGGGCCTTCGCCTCAAGGTCGAATCCATTGATGGCTTCACGGCCCGCAAGGCGCAGGCAAGCGCGGTGCGCGACATCCCGCTCGGCCGCCGTGTCACCGCGTTGACGCCGGAAGACGCCGACCTCGTCGACACCGAGGTGCTTCTCGCCATCCTTCATGATTGGGATGGCCTCGACGAGGACGACGGCAGCGCCATCGCCTATTCGCCGACCAAGGCGCGCGAGCTGCTGACCAATCCGGACTATGAACCGCTTCGAAGTGCCATCCGCATGGCGGCGGCGATCGTCAAGGAAGTCGGCAAGCTCGGCACCGAGGACGCAGTAAAAAACTGAGTGCCGCGCTCGCCTGGCACCTCGAATGGGGCGGGCGCGAAGAGTTCCTGGTTGAACTCGCCGAGGACAAGCTCGATGCCGGCGAGGCACCGCCGAAAGCTCTCCTCGAAAGACCCGCGATTGCGCCGGGGCTTCAGCTCTACCTCGATGCCTTCATGGATCTCGATCAGGATCGACCGGTCGGCCTCGGCGGCATCGGGGCCATTCCCTTCACATCCATCGACACCTACGCCCGGCGCATCGGCTTCGACGCGCCGGACGACTTCCGCCTGTTCATGACGCTGATCCGCCGCATGGACGCGGTGCTTCTCGACGACTTCCGCCGTCGCCATCCTCCGGAGAAATGACAAATGGTTGCTCTGTCGCAGATCCGGCGTTTGACGATCGAAGCGCGGTCGGACGGCGTCGACAAAGTGGCGCGAGATCTTCAGGGCGTCGCCGATGGACAGCGCGCCGTTGCCGAGACAGGCGCGTTGATGGCGACGAGCGAAGACAAGGTGAGCAAGTCGACGCTGTCGGTCGAGCGGCAGCTTCAGCGGCTTCAGGGGCGTATCGACCCGCTGTTTCGGGCAACGCGCGAGCTGGACTCCAGCATGCGCTTGCTCGATCGCGCCGTCGCGCAAGGATCGATCACCGAGACTGAACACGCCCGCGCGCTGGGGCTCGTCCAAACGCATTACGAGCGAACCGCTGTGGCGGCAAAGAACCGGGTCGCTGGTGCCGGCCGATCGGTCGATTATCGGAACCTGTCGTTCCAGCTCAACGACGTCATGACCATGGGGATGATGGGCGCGAACCCGTCGCAGATCATCGCCTCGCAGGGCGGGCAGATCTTCCAGTCGCTCCAGATGGCAAAGGGCGGCGTTGTCGGCGGCCTCAAGGAGATCGGCTCGGACCTGATGTCTCTAGTCGGTCGCTTCCCCCTGGTGACGGCGGGAGCGCTCGCGGCCGGGGCGGCGATGACGGTTTTCTACGCGGCGACGCGCAACGGCATGCCGACCGCCGAGCAGGCCCTGGAGCGTCACGCCGAGCTGGTCAAACAGATCGGCGAACAGTATCGGCAGTCGGGCGCCGCCGTTGAGAGTTTTGCCGTCGGTTCGCCCGATGGCGTGCTCAAGGCCTACGCCAAGCAGAACGAGGTTGTTCTCCGTGCTCGCTATGACGAGGCGGCGCGAGATCTCGCGATGCAAAATCGCCCGATGACGGGTATCGCGGCGGCCAACGACGTGGTGCACAAAAGCGCCCTGGCCGCGCCGGTCGATGCTCTGATGGCCTCGGTGAGGAATGGAAAGCCTGACGTCCTGGCGTTCCAGCGGGCGATTTCGGAAATCTATCTCAATCCGCAGACGCCGGAGCGTGTCAAAAACCTCGCCATGGAACTCCTCAAGAGTTCCGAAAACGCCTCCAAGCTCGCGTTGATGCTGCCGCAGGCGGCGCAGGCGATCGATGCGGCCTCGCGGCGTGCCGACGCGCTCGCGGCCAAGATGCAGGCGTTTCCGGAGGCGCTGAAGGCGCTCGCCGATCTGGGGCGGGCGGACGTGACGCCTTATGCCGCGATCGATCAGCGCGCCGCCCTGGCGATGGGGAACGCGACCAACCGCGAGGAGCGCGACGACGTGACGGCCGCTCGCTCGGCGGCGATCGGCCAACTCAACCGGCAACTTGAAATCACCCGCCAGTTCGACGAATTGGGGACGCGAGCCGTGCTCGCCCGAACGGTCGCCGAGAAAGCCGACATCGCTGCGACGCAGGCGCGCCTTCAGGCGATCCGGCAATATGGCGCCGCTGGTGCCGACCTGCCGGAGACGCGACAGGCGGAATCCAACGCGCGGGCGCAGGTGGCGGCGGATGCGCTTTCGTCGGCGCGGCGCACGCTGGAATCGGCACAGACCTCGGCGTCGCAAGTCGGCCTCGTGGGACTGCCCGCGCAAATCGCGGCGATCAACGCCCGATACGCGGAGACCATCAGGGATGCGACCGGTGCCGCCGAGGCGGTCGAACGGCTTGAGCGGGCGCGGGGACTGGAGATCGCGACGGCAACCCGGTCGGCGACGATCCAGCCGTTGCAGGATTCTGCCCGCTCGGCCGACGAACTTGAACGGTCGCTCGCCCTCTCACAGGCCACCTTCGGCCGCTCTGTCGGCGAGACCGCCGGTCTCAATGAACAGATGCGCCTCTACAACCAGTATGTCCGGTCCGGGGTGGAGATCACGCCGCAGCTTGCCAACCAGATCGCCGCCGCCGGTGACCGCTATGGAGATCTCGCCGGCAAGATCGATCAGGTCAACAAGGTGCAGTCCGACGCGATCGGCCGCATGGATGGCTTCCGTTCGGCGAGCAAGTCGGCGATCGGCAGTCTGATCAACGGCGACTGGTCGGGCGCGCTGTCGAGTTTCAGCAGCTTCTTCGTCGATCAGTTCTCGACGCAGCTCACGCAAGGCCTGCTCGGCCGGGATGGCGAGGCCGGCGGCGGCCTGTTCGGCAACTCGGTGATGGGCTTGCTCGGCGGCGGCACGCGCGGCGCCTCCGCCAGCAATCCGCTCTATGTCACCTTTGGCGGCGCCGGGGTTTCCTCGCTGTTCGGCGGCACTGGTACCGTCGATGACGTCTGGTCGAAGGTGCTGCCGTCGCGTGCGGCCAACACCAACGCTCTCGGCCTCATTGGCGGTACCGATGCCCTGTCGATCTATCGGCAGGCGATCTCGGACATTGAGAGCCGCGGCAATTACGGCGCCCTCGGCCCACTGACCAAGAGCGGCGATCGGGCCTATGGCGCGTATCAGGTGATGGGCGCCAACGTCCCGAGCTGGACCAAATCGACGCTCGGCTATTCGATGTCGCCGCAACAGTTCCTCGGCAACCCGCAAGCCCAAGACGCCGTCTTCAATCGCTACTTCGGCTCCTACCTGTCGAAGTTCGGCAACGCCAACGATGCCGCCTCGACCTGGTTCACCGGCCGGCCGCTCGCCAACGGCGCCGGCCTGTCCGATGTCACCGGCACCACCGGCAGCGTCTATGTCGACCGCTTCAATCAGGCGCTCGACCGGGCGACGAGTGGGCTTGAGGGCTTTGCCTCGTCGGCAACGAACAACGGCAACCAGCTCGGTCAGGGCGGCAGCTATCCGGCGAGCCTGCCGCTCACCTCGGCGCAGGCCTCCATGATGCCGGCTGGCGTGTCGCCCTACGGCACCGGCTGGGCCAATGAGCAGCTTTCGGGGATGTCGGGGGTGTTCCAGCAACTCACCAACGGGCTCGGTGGCCTCGTGGACAGCTTCTTGCCGGGGTTTGGCAACATCCTTTCCATGCTGCTCAACGGCCTGGGGACCGGCGGCGGCTCTGGCCTGTTCGGCATGCTCGGTGGGCTGTTCGGTGGCGGCTGGGGTCTCTCCGGGCAAGGGGCCGCCTTCGGCCTCTATGCTGATGGCGGCGTGCCTCCTGGTGGGATCTCGGCCTACCGGAACACCATCGTCAATCGCCCCACCATGTTCGCTTTTGCCAATGGCGGCGGCGTGATGGGCGAGGCCGGCGAGGAAGGCATCCTGCCGCTTCATCGCAACGGGCGCGGACAGCTCGGCGTCTATGCGGCGATCGGATCTTCAGAGGGTGGCGGTGGGGGCTCGGTGAACCTCTCCATCGGGGACGTGAATGTCACCGTTCCCGAGGGCACCGACACGCAGGACGCGGCGCGTATCGGCAGCTCGGTACGCCAAGAGCTGATGAAGATCGTTGATCAACGGATAGCCGATCAATCCCGCTCCGGCGGGTTGTTGTCGCGGAGTGCGTTCAAATGATCGAGACGTTCACCCCGCCCAAGGCGCCGTCGTTCGGGACGTCGAAGAACGTCGAAATGAAGACGGCGGAATCGACGTTCGGAGACAATTACACCCAACGCGCAGGCGACGGCCTCAACCCCGAACAGCGGAAGTTCTCGGCCGAATGGAAGGCACTCGACATCGCTGATGCCGATGCGATCGAAGCGTTCTTTCTGGCTCACCTCGGGTTCAAAGCGTTCCTGTGGAAGGGGCCGCGAGACGGGGCAGAACGGCGCTACCGTTGCAAGAAGTGGTCGCGTGACAACGTGTCGGCGCTGGTCGACAGCATCCGGGCCGAAATCGAATTGGTGCATGACCTATGACGGTGCCGGCTCTCGTTTCCACGACAGCCCAAAGCCTCGAGGCGGATCAGATCGTGCATTTGTTCGAGCTCGACCTGGCGCTGATCGGTGGGCCTGTCTACCGCTTCACGTCATCGACCTTGGAGACAAAGCCGGTGTCGTTCGGCGACGAGATCTATTCGCCGTCGCCGGTAGAGGCGTCCGGCTTTGAGATGACGTCGCAAGGCACGTTGCCTCGGCCGACGGTCAAGGTCGCCAACGTCGCCGGCATCTTCTCGGCGGCGATCAACGAGTTCGGCGACCTGGTCGGCTGTGTCATCCGAAGGATACGCACCTTCCGGCGGTTCCTTGACGGCGCGGCCGACGCCGATCCGGATGCACACTTCCCGATCGACGTGTTCCGGATCGAGCAAAAGACCAACCAGAACCGCGTCTATGTCGAGTGGACGCTTGCTGCCGCCTTCGATCAGGAAGGGCGCATGCTGCCAGGGCGTCAGGTGCTGCAAAGCGCTTGCCCACTGATCTATCGGCGATGGACCGGGACGGCCTTCGATTATTCGGCGGCGACGTGCCCCTACAGCGGCTCGGCGTGTTTCGACGCGACCGGCGCCGCGACGACGCCGGCCAAGGATCGGTGCAGCAAACGGCTCAAGTCGGGCTGCATCAAACGGTACGGGAGCCGACCGTTGCCGTTTGGCGGATTTCCGGGGGTCGGGCGGGCTTCGCAAACCTAACCCTGGGCTATTCATCGCCCTTCACCCAGATCGCATAGATACGCTTGATATATTCCGGGGAGATGGAGTCGGATGGCTCGCCGATACCCATGCCAAAGACAGTGTGCCCCACGTCCATATGGCGGCACGCACTTTCGATGGCCATCTCGGGTGTGAGGTGCCATTCGAGAGACGCGGTTTCGCCTGCGACATAGCTCACATGCCATTTCATGAGCCTATGTTTCTCAGATCGCGAGTGGGCGGCAAGTGCCGGAATTTACTCAGACGCACCCCGTCCGGTTCCGTGGAAGGGCTCCCCCACCACTTAATGTACGTACCAAGCCCGCCTCCCGGCGGGTTTTTTCATGAGGATTCCCATGTTCGGTAACGACGTCTTGCGGACGGCGCGCGACCACGCGCTGTCCGAATGGCCGCGCGAGTGCTGCGGCGTGGTGTCAGGCGGAACCTATCGCCCGGTCGCCAACGTGGCGGCCGATCCGCTCAACGCGTTCGAGGCGCCGGCCGGCGTCTGGCTCGACCTCGCTCCTGAGGCAGTGATCCATAGCCATGATGCGACGACGGTAAAGGACGAGAGCGGCCGCGCCCGTCCGCGCCATCCGCATCACCCGAGCCGCGCCGACATGGAAAGCCAGATCGCCGCCGGTATCCCGTTCGGCATCGTCTCGACCGACGGCGAGGCGGCGAGCGATATCCTGTGGTGGGGCGATCACGTGCTCGACGAGCCGCTGACCGGTCGAAGCTTCGTTCCCGGCGTCCGCGACTGCTACGCCTTGGTACGGGCTTGGTACCGGCAGCGGCGCGGCGTCAGCCTGCCGGATTTCGCTCGTGATGACGGATGGTGGGGCTCCGGCGAGAATATGCTCGTCGACCATTTCCGGGACGCCGGCTTTGTGCTGCTCGACGGTGACAATCCCAAGCCCGGCGACGTGTTCTTCTCGCGGGCCGGCTCGCGCGTTCCCAGCCATTCCGGCGTGCTCGACGATAACGGCCTGCTCCTGCACCACCTCGACGGTTGCCTGTCTTGCCACGACGTGCCCGGCCGCTGGCGGGCGCGGATCACGCATTGGGTGCGCTATGCGGCGTAAGATCCATCTGCATGGCGCGCTCGGCAAACGCTTCGGGCGGCTTCATTGCCTCGACGTGGCGACGGCCGGCGAGGCGGGACGGGCTCTCGCCGCCGTGCTGCCGGGCTTTCGGGATTTCGCGGTCGGCAAATGGTTCCGCGTGGTGCGCGGCGATCGGCGCGCGGGCCTTGTGATCGGCGAGAATGAACTCACCTTCGAGCTGGGCTCGGCCGATCTCCATATTGTGCCGGTGCTCGCCGGTCGTGGTGGGCGCGGCGGCCTCGGCAAGATCATTGCCGGCGTGTTCCTGATCGGCGCCGCCTTCTTCTTCCCCGGCACCATCGCGGCGATCGGCACCTCAACCGGGCTCGGCATCACGGCGGCGCAGGTGGCCGGCCTCGGCGTTGCCCTGGCGCTGTCCGGCCTCGGTCAAATGCTGTCGCCCAAGGCCAAGTCCACCAAGGATCAATCGTCCTACCTGTTCGACGGCGGCGCCAACGTCACCACCGAGGGCGGGCCGGTGCCGCTCGTCTACGGGCACTTCCGGGTCAACCCGGTGCTCGTCGGCGTCGGCCTTTCCACCGAGGATATTGCCGTATGAGCTTTCATGATCTCCGCCTCACCGGTGCCGGCGGCGGCAAGTCCGGATCGGGCGGCTACTCGGAATCGCCGAACACGCTGCGCGCCAAGCAGACCTTGCGCCTGCTGACGCTGGTGTCCGAGGGCGTGACCGGCGGCCTCGTCGATGGCGCCAAGTCGATCTATTGCGACGACGTGCCGGTGCAGAATGCCGATGGCAGCTACAATTTCGAGGGTGTGAGCTTCGAGACGCGGATCGGCCTGCCGGATCAAACGCCCATGTCGGGCTTCCCGGCCGTCGAAACCGAGGTGTCGGTCGGCGCAGAGGTCAAAAAGAACGTCTCGATCACGCAGGCGATTACCAATCTCGACGCCACGGCAGCGCGCATCTCGATCCGGGTTGCCTCGCTGACCAAGACCGACACGGACTCCGGCTCGGTTAACGGCAACTCGGTGACCATCGCCATCGACTGCCGCACCGAGGGCGGCACCTGGGCCGTCGTCCGCACCGACACGATTTCCGGCAAATGTACCTCGCCCTATGTCCGTGCCTATCGCTTCGACCTTCCGGGGAAGGGGCCATGGTATGTCCGCGTGCGGCGGCTGTCCGAGGACTCCAACGGCACGACGTCGCTCAACGCCACCTACTGGTCGTCCTTCACGATCATTGAGGACTACCAGCTCATCTATCCCGACAGCGCCTTGCTTGGCCTGGTGGTCGACGCGTCGTCGTTCGGCTCGTCATCGATCCCGACCGTGACGGCCGATTGGGCGGGGATCGAGATCCAGGTGCCGGCGAACTATGATCCCGAGACGCGGGGCTATTCCGGCATCTGGGACGGCACCTTCAAACGGGCGGTCTCCGACAATCCGGCGTGGATCTTCTTCGACCTGATCGACAACGATCGCTACGGCCTCAAGAAGTATCTGGCCGGCTTCGCCATCACGTTTCCCGATCTCTATTCGCTGACCAAGTGGGAACTCTATGAGATCGGCCGCTATTGCGACGAGCTGGTCGACGACGGCTTCGGCGGCAAGGAACCGCGCTTCACCTTCAATGGCGCGATCTCCGACCGTGACGAGGCGATCAATGTTTTGACGGCCATGGCCGGCGTCTTCCGTGGCGTCGTCTATTGGGGCGCCGGCTCCATCATGCCGGTATGCGACAAGCCCTCGGAAGCCCGCAAGCTGGTGACGCGGGCCAACGTCATCGATGGCGCCTTCACCTATCAGGGCTCCTCGCTGAGTGCTCGCCATAGCCAAGTGCTTGTCCAGTGGTTCGATCCGGAGAACAGCTTCAAAACGGCGATCGAGGTGGTCGAAGATCCGGACGCCATCGCGCTGTACGGCGCCCGTCAGACAGAAATCCAGGCGATCGGCTGCACCTCGCGCGGACAGGCGCACCGCTACGGAACGTGGTTGCTCGACACCGAGCAGAACGAAACTGAAGTCGTCACCTATCGCGCCGGCCTCGACCATGCCGACGTGGTGCCCGGCGACGTGGTGCTGATCGCCGATCCCTCCTATGCCGGTGTTCGCTTTGGCGGCCGGCTTGCCGGGGTCTCGGTTGACCTCATGACGCTGATGCTCGACGCACCGGTGACGCTTGGCGCCGGTGAGAGCTATTCCGTCACCGTCGTTCTGCCGGACGGTTCTCTCGCCGATCGCGACGTGACCAGCGGTGCTGGCGAAACGCTGACGCTGTCGCTTGCCTCGGCGCTGCCGGCGGCGCCGATCGCCGGTGCGCTGTGGCTGATGACCGGCTCCGACGTGGCGCCGCGTCCGTTCCGGGTGCTGTCGGTCACCGAGGCGGAAAAGCATCAGTTCGATATTTCGGCGCTGGTCTATGACGAGACCAAATATCCCCGCGTCGAACAGGGCCTCGTTCTCGAAAAGCCGCCGTTCTCGGCCTATCCGAAGGGGCCGCTCGCCGCGCCGACCAACATCAGCGTGCGCGAATATCTCTACCTGGCCGGCGGTACGACGATCCGCGGCGCGGCAACGATCGGTTGGACGCCTCCGGTGGATGCCCGCACCGAACGGTTCGAATTGCAGATCAAGGCGCCGGATCTCGAATGGGCGCCGGCCGGCTCGACGTCGTCGGCCTCGATCGACGTCTCGGATCTTCTGCCGGGCCTCTATCGCTTTCGGGTGCAGTCGGTCGCCTCGCTCGGCGGTCTTCGGTCGCAATGGCTGGAAACGCCCGCGCTACTGATTTCCAGCATCAACGCGCCGCCGGCCGACGTCGACGGCTTCGGCATCGCCGTGCTTGGCGATATCTCCACGCTGTCATGGCGGGCGATCGCCTCGCTCAACCTGTCGCACTACCTGGTGCGCTATACGCCATCCACGGGAGGGGCGACCTGGGGCAGCGCCGCCGTTCTGCTGCCGCGCGTGACCAGCACGAGCGCGCAAGTGCCGACCCGGCCGGGAACCTATCTCATCAAGGCGGTGAGCACGCAGGGCATCGAAAGCCTGTCGGCGGCGCTGATCGTGTCGACGGTGGAGGGGGCGGCGCGCAACGTCGTCGACCTGATCGTCGAAGATCCCGTTTGGACCGGCGACCATGACGGCACCTTTGCTGCCGGCGGCACTCTCCGGCTCGAGTCCGCCGACACGCTGGCCGGTTGGTCTTCGCTGGCGGCGGTGAAGAGCATTGCCTTTGGCATACATGGCATTCGGCCGACCGGCATCTACACCAGCGCGGCCGTGCTCGATCT